TTCACTACCCATAATATACATCTCTGATACTTTATCTATAGCAAGTACAACATTATCTTTGATTGGGTGTATAGCATAAGAATTATCGTAACTATCAAGATAATCCCACTTATAACTAAATCCTGCACAGCCTCCTCCTGATACTCCAAACGATACTATATCTTTATTGTTCTTTTTTGCTATAGAATAAATATATTCTTTTGCACTATCTGTCAGTGTAACTATCATATTTAAACATATTCCCTAAATTATCAACTGCTTCTATATAAACATTTTTATTATTAGTATTTATTGGCATCATAAAAAAAACATCTTGTGCTATACCAATAGTTCCACTATATTCCCAAACCATTACTCCATCAACCCACATCTTTACATTTTCAATGTACTCAGCTGGTATTTCAGCTCTAGTTAATTGATTAAACTGCATACCAGAATAATTAGGATGCCATATTTTTATTTTTGTCCAACCATTTGATTGTAATAAATTTATTGTACCAAAAGGTTTATCTGATATGTTGGTTGGTGGTGCTGAACAACCTCCAGCAGCTTTTATAAACTGTTTATTATATCTTATAGATCCATAATTATTTTCAGATACTAATGTTAAATGAGTATAAGCATTAACTCTAACATTAGTTATTATATGTGGTTCAATATCATAAAATTCAAAAGTAGCACAACATGGTGTAGGATTCTCATCAATAATTAAAGTTAATTTAGTATAATGTTGTATTCCAACACCACTATCTCTTAATGATACTTCTACACCAGCTGGATCCAAAGCTCTATATGGTGCTTGAATATCTATACTATTATCATAATACAAAAATTCATCACCATATAGATCACGTTTAAGATATTCATCCCATGAATTAGTTTTTGAGTATACTGATGATGCTAACCACCAAATGAATATTAATGATACAACTAATATTCTAAAAAACCATTTTAAGAACCAATCATCTCTCATTTGCTTCTCCAATCTCTTTTATCACCCCTTGGTTGAGTGACTTGTTTCATACAAGCATGATCACTATGAGTAGTTATAACAAACTCATCTCTAATCTCTTTGTAGTCTTGACATCTATAATGACACTTTACAGAGTCATCACCAAAAAATGGTTTAACTCTTTTTTCTTTAACAAGTCTACAAGTAACCGTGTATTGATTTCTTTGATCATATAATTTACCCTTACCAGACCATTTATAGTTTTTAGAATCTGATATAGTTGGGTATAAAATTATAAGTGCTATAAGAATGTATTTCATACTATATTATATATTATACTTATTATTAAGACAACTATTTTAAATAGATGTGATAAAATCTATAAATGTTATAACTCCAAACATTACTATAACAAAAAGATATATCCAAAACCAATGATTTTTCATTAGTTTATCAGGTAGATTCTTCATTTTAGTTTCCCATTGCTTTCCAAATTATATAAAAAATTACCCATAATGAACACAGTGAACCCACACCTACTAAAGTCCACATAATCATCTCTTCTCTTTTTCTTTTAGCAGCTAGTATAGCTTCTTTTCTTTTCTTTCTTATTTCTGCTTGTATCCTTAACACTTCATTCCATGCTGTTGGACCGTGACTAAGATTTATAAAAGTTCTTAGTTCTTCCTCCATAGCCTTCACTTTTTTTTGATGAGCGAATATTTCTAATGCTTCTTCTTCAACACTTAAACCTTTATTCTTAGCAGTTTTAGCTTCTTTATGTACAGCTTCGACAGATGTCATCCATCTACCTATATCACCATACATACTCTCTACTTCTCTACCAACCTCAAAGCCTTTTTTAATTGTATTAAAGGCAGCTGTGGCTGCTGTTATTGCTGTAATTGGATCTACCATTTTGTCCCCTCTCATTTATATTTATGTTAAAAAATAAATTAACGTAAATAATGTAAACCCTTGATTTTATTGAGATCTTTTTTTATGTACCCCTGTTGACCTCAGAACATTTTTATAGTATTATAGTATAATAGAGAGATATTAATTTTAACTAAGGAGTGATTTTATGATAAATTATATAACTAAACAAACTTATACTGGTAAGAACTGGGATATTCTAGGTTCTGAAGGTTTTGACGAATCTTGTTATTTCGTTACTTTTAAACAAGCTATTAAGTACTTAGAAGGTGTTTCTGGTTCTACTATGAAAGGTCTTACTAAGGCAGCTACTCTTTACAGATATACTAAAGAGAAAAACGAAGAAACTGGTAAGGTTGAATTGAAACCTATTCCATTCTCAGTTTTTGATCTTGATGATATTACTAAGAAACTAGGTAAAAGACCTTCTATCAAGGAGGTCAAGTAATGAATTTAGAAAAAGTTGGAATTACATTACCATTAGATGACTTAAAAGAAGTCAAAACTAATAAAGAACTTGCTATAGAAAATATAGAAACTATTGTTAAGTATATGAGGAATAAATGTTCAAATCAATCAACTTATAATGTTAGTAATCAATCTAAAAGTTGGTTGATGCATTATGCTGAAATGATAGAAATAGAAGTTAATAAGTTAAAATAGCTGTTGACTTTATTTCGATAATATGAGACTATAATAATATAATATTAATTTAACAAGGAGTGAGATATGAATTATATTAGAACAATAAACATGGATGGACCAGCTGGTAATGCTATGAACTTAATGGCTACTGCTAAACGTATGGCTAAAGACCTTGGTGAAAATGGATCAAAGATAGTAAAAGAAATGATGGATACTGGTGAGTATGATATGCTAGTTCAAACTTTTCTTTTTTATTTTGGTGATTATGTTAATCTTGTAAACAGTCATGGAGATGACATTACTGATACTTATATTGGATTAGATAATGGTTAAAGAATCAATCTTCATAGTAACTATTCTCATCCAAACATTTAGTGGTGAGAAGTTACCTGTACAAATAGAAACTGTGACTGATGAGATAACTTGTCAAGAACAACTAGAACAATTTAATCCTGTAAAGATGAAGATGATGGGAGCTATCATGGAAGCTACAGCTGAATGTGTCCCGTTGACTTATGAAGAGGATAATGATATAATAGATTTTGATAATGAATGGGAGACTGAAATATGATAAAGTTTGATCATAAAAAATTAGCTAAACATACTAATATACATTTTGTTGCTCAAGTTAAACAGTACTTGAGAGATGCTAAAGATTGTATTACTGAAGAGTTCAAAGCAGAACAAGATCCTAAAAGAAAGAAAGAGCTAGAAGAGGGATCTTACTATATTGAAAGACTTCAAGAGAACTTATGTGAGAAGTTGAGTAAGCCTGAGTTTAAGTTTAAGGCTAGTGATCTAGGACTATGATCCTATCACCTTGCAAGAAAGTTTGCAAGTTAAATGAAGACAATACTCACTGTATAATATGTAAAAGAACTGTTGATCAGATATCCAGATGGAGGTATTATACAGATGAAGAACGTAAAAAAATAATGGAGGAACTTAATGACTGAAGTACCAGCTCACCTAGGTGGACAGAATGGAAGATGTTGGGATGATGAGGGTTGTCTTGATTGGGCTATTAAAACATTCAATGTAAGTAGTATGTTAGATATTGGATGTGGATATGGTTGTCAAGTTAAATTAGCAAGAAGCAAAGGACTTCAGTCAATAGGTTTAGAAGGTGATGTATCAGTCTTTAGAGAAGATCTTCAAGAAGAAATAGATTTTAGTAAAACAAAATACAAAACAAATAAACAATATGATCTTATATGGAGTGTTGAGTTTCTTGAGCATGTTGAAGAAAAGTATATAGAAAATTATATGCCAGCATTTGAGTCTGGATCTTTTATTATTGTTACTCATGCTCAACCTGGTCAAGCAGGACACCATCATGTTAATTGTAAGGCTTCAGATTATTGGATAGATTTATTTGAACAACACGGCTTCATATTTAGTAAAGATTATACTACACAAATGAAAGAAGCTAGTACTATGGGTAAACCATTTATTAAACGTAATGGATTATTTTTTTTCAAGTCGGGGATTTATGACTGAATTATCTCAAGGAATGTTTAAACTTATTGCATCTACTTCATTAGGTAGAGCTTTAGTTTATACTGTTGGTCATGTTATCATAGCAATGAATGTTGTATATTGGTTAACAGGAGCTTCATTATTTGAAGCTGGATTAGTTGCATTGGTTGAACCTTGTATAAATGGATGTTGGTATTATTTGTTAGACAGAATATGTACAAATATTAATAAATAATTTGTGGTTCAATTTAATTTACCTAAAAATTCAAAGATTGTTGAAGGCAAAACTTATGGTAAACCTAACAATCTTTCTATAGAAATCTATCGTTGGAATCAAGAAGATGGATCCAATCCTAGAATAGATACTTTTAACTTAGACAAAAAAAAGATAGGTCCAATGCTATTGGATGCTATAATGTACATCAAGAACAATGTAGACCCTTCTATAGCGTTTAGAAGGAGTTGTAGAGAGGGTATATGCGGTAGTTGTTCTATGAATATAAATGGAACTAATACATTAGCTTGTTTAACTCCTATAGATAAAAAAGAATTTAGAGTATATCCTTTACCACATATGCAAGTAATGAAGGATCTTATTGTAGATCTTAAACCTTTCTTTGATCAATATAAAAGTATCAAACCTTATCTTGTTAATGATGATAAACCTAAGAAAGAAAGAATACAATCACAAGAAGATAGAAAGAAATTAGATGGGTTATATGAATGTATTTTATGTGCATGTTGTAGTACATCCTGTCCTAGCTATTGGTGGAATAGTGAGAAGTTCTTAGGTCCTGCAATATTACTTCAAGCATGGAGGTTTATTGTAGATAGTAGAGATAAGAATAAGAAAGAAAGACTTAAAGATCTTAATGATGCATTTAAATTATACAGATGTCATACTATTATGAACTGTACAAAGACCTGTCCTAAAGGCCTGAATCCTGCGAAAGCAATATCTAACATAAAAAAAAGTATGGTTTTTTTAAAATAACTGTTGACCTCAGAACGTTTTTTTAGTACAATAGTATAATAAGAGAAGGAGTTTATTATGCAATGGTGCTTTAACGAACATAAAGATGTCCCAAGGGACATTAGAGACTTTGTTGACAACGCTTCTGGCGGTCAATTTAACAATCTATCAATCGACGAAATCAACGATTTCTTAACAAGCTATGACGCTTTCTGTAACCAGGATATGGCATATCCTGACGAATGTGTTGTAACTGGTGAACAGCCTAAATTATTTTAATTTAGCTGTTGACTTTATTTCGATATTGTGGGACTATAATAATATAACATTATAATATTAATAATTAACAAGGAGTGAGAATATGATGTTAAAACCTTACACAGTACAAGAGATAGCTGATATGATTCAGACATCTATAGATAACGCTGGTGATGATAAAGGTCATGGAGTAGCAAGTGCTCTTGATGATCTACAAGTATTAGTATACGATCTACATGATCATAAAAATACTACTTTAGAATTAATTGATAAACAATAAGAAAGGAGTGAATATGTTTAAGATGCTTATTGTTTTATTTGCTGTAGTTGGATTATCCAGCTGCGGTACTGTTGCTGGTATTGGTGATGATATCAAGTCAGTAGCTAAATGGTCTGAGAAGAAAATGACTGAGACCGAAGAAGAGCCAAAGGAAAGAACTGATTTTCCTTTAGATAATAACGTTGCACAGGAGGAGCTATAATGGTTGCAGCTGTTGAAACTATGGCCTATGCCGGAGAACTTCCTTGGCATGGCTTAGGTACTAAAGTACCACAAGACTTATCTACTGATGAGTTTATTAAACAAGCAGGACTTGATTGGACTGTTTCTAAAAAACCTATGTTCTTTATGGATAAGAACAGTAAACCTATTAGTACAGGAATGACTGCTCTAGTTAGAGATACTGATGAGAAAGTTCTTACTCATGTATCTTCTAAGTGGAACCCTGTACAAAACAAACAAGCGTTTGATTTCTTTGAAGAGTTTGTAAATGCTGGTGATATGCATATGCATACTGCTGGTTCTTTACAAGATGGTAAAAGAGTTTGGGCTCTTGCTAAGATTCAAGATGGTATCAAGTTATTTGGTAAAGATGATATTGAGAACTATCTTTTATTTTGTAACCCACACTTACATGGTGCTAGTGTTCAAGTTAAGACTACTAATGTAAGAGTTGTATGTCAAAATACTTTGACTCAATCTTTAGATGCTTCATCTGATGTTGATGTTAAGTTTTCTCATAGAACTGCCTTTGATCCTGAAGTAGCTAAACAAGCTGTTTTTGTTGCTAAAGAAAGACTTCAAGAGTTCAAAGAGTATGCTGAGTTCTTAGGATCTAAAAGATATAAAGAACTTGAAGTTAATGCTTACTTACAAGAGATCTTTAAGAACCATGGTTCTGGTAAGAGAGTTGGCAAGACTGCTCAACAAGCCTTTGAGATTCTTGAGACTCAACCTGGTGCTAACATTAGACCTGGTACTTGGTGGAATGCTCTTAATGCAGTAACATATATGACTGATCATGTTCTTGGTAAGTCAACTGATGCTAGATTAGCTTCAGCTTGGTATGGTGCTAATGCTAGAGTAAAAGATAAAGCAGTTAAGAAAGTATTGGAATATGCTGAAGCTGCCTAACTCAACTATAAATAGGGGTGCAGGAGGCACCCCTATGATAGACTTTTTAGATGAAAGAATATCATCTATTAAACAACGCATAGCCAAATTTAAAAAAGATTATCCTGAGTTGTATGAGGAGGAGAATGAACGCAAATACAACCCCAATCTTGATTACCAAAAGCTCATTAATGAACCTTCGACCACACCAATTTCCATCAAGGAAAGGTTGGAAGGAATACAGAAGTCCCGTTAGATTGTGGAGAAGTAAAGTTAAATGGAAGTCACAAGCTAATTCATTTGTTGTGGTGTCTGTTGATTATGACAAAGACTAACTCTATTCTTTTCTATACTTTCATATACTTTTAACCAAAACTTTTTAAATTTTTTATCCTTACAATTTCTATAAGCTCGTAAGGCATTCTCAGATAATCTTTCATACTTAGAATGGAGATCCAGCATTAGCTAATAACTTTTCTTGTTGCTTTTGTTCATAGTATGCTTTATATGTTTCTAACTTTTTGAGCAGTTCTGGAACATAGTCGTATATCTTTTTTTCAAATAATATAGGTTCACTATTTTCTACAGCCATTACAATCTTTATATCAGGTATATGAATACCAGACATTTCTTCAAACATTATACTATATGCACTACACTGTTCAAAATAATCTTGGATCCATTCTTCTTTCTTAGGTTTTCTTGATGTTTTGAAATCAACTATAGCAGGTTTATCACCCCATGTACATATACAATCAACTCTTCCAGCTATAGATAGCTTGTTACTATATAAAGGAACTTCTTGGTGGTGTACGACGTTTATATTTCGTTCTAAGATATGTTTAATAGATTTAAACATAACAACATTGTTAGGCATATGCTTAAGATATAAGTCTTCTTTATTTGATAAGAAGTCTTCACATATCTGATGTACAGCAGTACCTCTTCTACTAGATTGTACAGCTACTTTGTTGGCTTCTTCTTCTCCAACCTTTTCTCTCCATTCTTTAATGGCTTTAGCCTTAAACCAACCTAGTATGGTAGTTATACTTGGATACAATCCACCATTTGGTAATACATAATGTCTTTTACCATTTACAGATTCTGTTTTAAGGTCTTTAAATTTATGTAGCTGTTTTTGTTTAAACATTTTTATATCAATCCATAGTTAAGTTTTGTTATTATATAGTCTCTTACTAATTCACTTCTAACAATATCGGATTGATTAAACTCAATACAACTGAATATATCCATATCGTTTAAAACATCCATAAACATTCTTAATCCTTGCTTGTCTTCATTCTTTTGTAAGTCTGTTTGTCTAAAGTCACCAGAAAAAATAATCTTACTATTTTCACCCAGCCTTGTTATTATACTATCTAATTCATGAAAGGTCAAGTTCTGACATTCATCAACTAAAACTATACTATCATCTAAAGTAATGCCTCTTATAAAACTTGTAGGTGTAAAGTTTATCATCCCTCTAACTTTAAGATTTTCATAGGCATCACCTCTGTTAAATAATTGTGTAGCAATATTAACATAAGGTGCCTCGTACACTTTTGTTTTTGCTGATTGGGTTCCTGGTAGATAACCTATATCTCGTGTCGCTACCGCACTTCGAACTATTATCAATTGGTTGTACTTCCTTTCTAAAATATCTTTTAGTGAAAGGTACATTGATAGGTATGTTTTTCCAGTCCCAGCTACTCCATGACATAATAGATTTTGTCCTTCCTTGTATGCTTCAAATACTTTTCGTTGATTTCTTGTTTTAGGATCCACTCGTTTGATAGAGAATGATCTTTGTGATTTTTTAAGGAGTCTTCTTGCATGTTTTCTTTCTCTACGAGATAGTTGGTTTAGTAATTCATCACTTAGTGCGACGTTTTGCATTTTGCCTCTTCCTGTGTTTGTTGATTGCGTTATCGGTTCTGACTTGTTTGATGGTACGTCGACTGTGCCTAGACGCGAGTGCGCTTGTTGGATGAGCTTCAGATATTTTTGATAATACCTCATTGAAACCATTGTCAGTCTTTATACCACCTACACCACCAACAATGTTAATAGGAGTCGGGACTTGTTTAATATCAGGATTGTCTTTCAGATATTCTTCTCGTTCAGACATAGAGAGAAACTTCTCTTCCACTTCATTTGTTTTAGTATTTTTAAAAATGTATGTAGGCATAAATTATTTAATGTAGTTCACTTTCCCATTCAGGATCGAATGTATCATAAAATACTCCAGTAACATTGTCACTGTTAATCTTATGTATGATTCCGATATCTCTAGGAACTACAAATTTAAAGTTAACATCAGGATTTTTTTTAGCCATGTATTCAAAGTATCTAGCTCTGTTATAATTATCAGAATGATTTGCTCTAGTTTCTGGTCCATAGCAAGGTGTAGTATCATAAATATTTTTTACACTAACATTATCTTCTAATATAAAATCAAAACCAAATAAGTATAAAGTTTTAAAATCTTTCTTTATAGCTTCAAAGCAAGCATTCATACCAGCATTAGATCTTGGTCTACTTGGATTATGTTCTGCTGGTTCGTATTGTTCTTCTGCAGGAGGTACTATAAATCTATTCTTTGGATAATCACTATTATTAATCTCTTGTATTATTTCATGATCTATAGCTACAAGATAATCAGGAGTAAAGTCTCTATACAATGCATTACAACCAAATGTACATCCTTGTCCAATAAGTTTATCTAAGTTAAACTTCTTTCTAGTTAAACCATTACCAATAATAAATGCTGGTTCTTGTTCCATTATATTTCTTCACTACCCCAAAAATTTGTATCTATCCATTCCGTAACTTCTATGTGTTTACATATCTTACGTTTAGCATCATCAACTGAAATAGCAATAACTTCAGCAGTGCAGTATCCATTATCAAAAGACCAACTAATATCATTACTTCCTCCTTCCATAGTTACTTCATCTGGTACAGTAAAGCAAATATGATATCTTAACCTTTTTGGAAATTGTATTATCTCACCCATTATTTCTTTTTATATTCATCAGGAATAGGCATCCATGTAATACCCATAGCCTCCCATTCCTCTTCTGTATATCCTCTTTCTTTATCAAGTATCCTTGCCCAACCTTTTGTCCAACCAGGAGACTTCATATGATGATTAGAAGTCATAACATCTACCCTTGTGTTCCCAATCACCATACCTTGTTGGTTCTGGTCCATCAGTTCCACCTATCTCTTTTACTTTTTTAATCTTCTTATTCTTCTTTTTAAATATGCGATCATAATTCTCAGCATACTCTTTTGTTATAGGTCTTGTTTTACCATCCCAATAAGTCATTAGAACCTCTTACTAATATAACATTTACATTTATCATCCCAACCATATTTTAGATTACTACATCCGGTCAACAGGATTAGGCATATAATGATTATACTCTTCTTCAACATTTCCGTTATTTACTACAAAAATTATTATTAAAAACTCTATTACAAGTACTACAGCCAATATTTTTAAACTAATTATTAAAAATTTATCCAGTGACATATAATACTATGAACATTAACAATAAAAATATTGCTATGCCTTTATCTCTATCCATCTATAATCCTTGAATTAATAATACTAACCATACAATTAATACTATAATAACTAACTGTGCGTATACTAATGCATGCCACATTACAAACCTAAATCTGGAAATGCTTTTTTAACAACGTGTTTACTAATATTCTTCCAAGGCATTTTTTTATTCTTAATTGATAATATTAGTTTGGCATCATCTGGATCCAAACTCTCTATAAATTCAATGAAGAGCATTTCACGTTTGAGAGGTTTGATATTATCATACTCCTTACCTTCAACAAACATTCTTACTTTTCTAAAATCTGACTTTAATACGTTTTGTATATCCTCTTCTTTCAATCTTGGATTGTAAGGTGGGTCAGTATCTGGTAGTAACCAGTTAATAGATGGATGATAACAATAGTATAATACTGTTTGTAGTGATGGGTGATTGTTTTGTTTAAGATAATCAACCCTTTCCTCTACAGTTTCCATCTTAGATGCTTCTTCTAATATCTCAGCTATGCCTTTATTCATTAGAACTCCTGTATATGTTCCATTAAGTTTTTTAATTTATGTTTAACAAAGTAGTTAAACAGCTTACTTCGTCCATTATCCTTATAGTTTTGATATAAGTCAACTATTTTATCTATAATATCTGAAGGTGTTTTGTTTAAATCAACCAATTGCTCGTTGCGACAATAGTTTCTATACATCCTATCGTTACAAAATTCATTGGGTTCCATATTGATCCAGCTATTTAACCTTGCTGTAACTATTTTAGATTGTCTTTTTTGACTAACAAACGTATCATCATCAGATAAAATATTAGGAATACCGTCTCCTCTATCACCTTTTATGATATGTTGCTTGAGATATTCGATTGGATCGACAC